TGTGACTTTTTCCTACCTTGCGCTCGTTCAACCATCGGTATTTGTCTCCAAACCTATCGCACCTGTAGTTTCTGCCAATATATCTGCTTCAGAGTCTGCATAAAAATGCCCAGAGTAACTGTAAAGCCTATCCTCGTTACCCGACCCAATTGGCAATGTAGAAGGCATTCTAGTGCCTCCCATAGTCTGTCCAATGGTCTGCATAGTAATGTAACCTTCCCTAGCAGCCTTAACCAATCCTTGAGAGATAACACCACTGTAGTCAGGAGCGACCTCAATAGCCATGTTAGCTATTAAACCTCGCAGAGCACCTGCTGGGATAGTTACCTCATCACCTAAGTTAGATACCTCGGTGTAACCAAGCTGAACGCCTTGTGCGTCAAGCTGAGTCATATAATTATTCATTGAGAACATGAAGTCTTGATACTCATCGGGCTCTAGCGGAGCCTCACTAGCCTGTACAAGTATTCTCTGTAGGGATGCCTTTGCAACCTGCGCGACAGTAGCCATTATTCGTATGTAGCTCCCTTTGCTGTCCGAGCACTCTGCTTAAAAGATTTTTTAGTCGGAGCTCCGGGGCTGCCAACCTTTCTCATTTTCTCAGGAGTCTTACCAGCAGCTTTTTGGGCTTTGATTCTTTTTCTCTTTTTGTGGATGTTTGCATATAAGCCATTCATTCAAACTTTGCTCCTTTCATTGACTTGCTACCTTTACACTTCCATCTTTTTCTTGAAAGCCTAAGAGGAGAGTTAGGGTCTTTTGCCGCTTTGGGAAAGTCTTTCATCTGACCCATTGACCTAGCGCAGTAAGCATCACCCTTGCTAGTACCCGGCTTAACGCGAGGTCCGCCACCCTTAGCCTTTCCAGCTTGCCCGTAGGAAACCTTCTTGCCAGAAGCAGTGACTTTTACTTTCGCTTTACCTTTACTGGGTTTTGCCATATTTAAAAAAGGGCTCCCGGAGGAGCCCAACTCACATCAGGGAGTCTTATACACCAAATCCGTGTCCAGCCATAAACGGATTAAACGTAGCATACGCAGGTAGTAAGTCGAAACGTACTTTCTGCGTGTTAGTGTCACCATCTGAATACTTACTAACTCGGATGGACATACCATCTTCAGTAGTAGCAACAGTATCAGTTGAGTACAACTTAGGTAGCTTGACAGTACCAATACCAAACGCTTGCTTCATGTAGAACAAGTTAGGCTGGTAAGTAGCACCTGTAGCACTGAGGACAGTAACAACCGCACCGTTCGCAGGAGCAGCGTCAACTGTGTTGTACTGACCATTTGCCTCATAGATTGCTGGACCAGCTACTACTAGAGTACCTGCACCTGCACCACTTAGAGTTACGTCAGCAGTCACAACGCCTGTCCACGGAACCGCAGCACCATTCTCATCAATCATAGCAACGCGAGAGTTGATGTTTAGACGGTTAACGTCAGCGATCTTAATCATATCGCCAGCCTTAACTACCATGTTCGCCTGTAGACCAGTAACAGCGATGTTTTGCGTCATTGTGTCTTTAGCTGTGACATAAGTAGCGTCAGGAGCAGCACTTAGAGTACCTGCGCGGTCTGCACCAGTACCAGCAGTGAAAGTGTTAAGACTTTGAGAAGTCAACGCTCGAAGCCCACCAAAGTTGGCAGAAATCTGGCTGTTTTCCCACGCTGTGCGAACAAGTCCGTCAGCCGCATTCAAGCCATTCTGTGCGCTTGCAAGCTTAGTAGCTGTGAACGGGTTCATTACATAGAACTTATCAGCCTCAGCCGGGACACCTATGCTGTCGAGTAGCGCGCCAGCACCAGCGATATCAGTCCAAGCATCAGCAAAGACACCGTGAGTACCATAGCGTAGTGAAGCGTTCTTCAACATATAACCACCAAGATCAGTCTCAAGGTCAGTAACAATTCTTCGCGCCATAGGTGCAAGGATCTGCTCTAACTGATCGAGCTCTAATGCTTCTTGGATGTTGGTGAACTCGGTAGCCACTGTAAAGTAAGGCTGTACTGTACCTGTTGCCTTACCTGCAATGATATCCGACTTAGCTTGACCCGTTAGGTCACCGCCAGCAGTTCGGATTGAGTTGTAGTCGTGAGGACGTTTAAAGTCTACGTTGGAGCCTGTAGATGGGTTGAATCGACCACTAAGAAGCTGTGTATCGACAGTTTTAGTTAATACTCGTGCGCTTTCAAACGCATTTAGAAAGACCCTCGCTAAGGGTCTGGTAATGTTACTAGATAGATTATTAGCCATTTCTGGATCACCTCATTCATTCAAAGATTGCTCCTTTCGGTGCCTTTGCAGA